CTTCTTTGATAGTGGGATAGTTAACCATCTCATCATAGAGGATCGACACTGTATCTTTCACCTCTTCTTTAGGACAAACAATTTCAATCGAGTCGTGTACAGTAGCAACTGGCCTAGCTTCTAGTCCAGCCTCTTTGAACCTGCGTGATGCCCCAAGTAGAGATGTAAGAAGAATGTCCGATGCGGAGCTTTGAATAGTAAAGTTCAGCCCCTGCCGTAGTGCTCGATTAACTACTGTTTTATCAGCACTGTATACATCAGGCAGGTTACGCTTGCGACCAAAGATCGTGTAAGCATATCCGTTCTCCTTGATAAAGTTATTGACATGATCCATGTACGCAAAGATGCCTGGGTACACGTTCTCATAGTCTTTGATAATCCTCTCAGCCCGCTTCATGGGGATGTTCATGGTCTCACTGAGTTTGAACGCACCCCCACCATAAACGATAAGGAAGGATACAGCCTTAGCAATCTGACGTTGCTCTTTGCTGATCTCTTCTTTATTGAACAGTAGTTTGGCTGTGTAAGTGTGAAGGTCCGCGCCCTGATTGAAGGCAAGCTGCATGTTACCTTCTTTAGCAATATGTGACAGGACGCGAAGTTCCATCGCCGCATAGTCCGAAGCGATAAATGACCACCCCTTAGGAGCAGCGAACAAGGAACGAATATTGTTTTCTGTATCTCTGGGTAGCGTGTGGAAAGACACACCCATAGCCTTCTCTGCGTTATAAGCAGCACAAGACAATCGACCTGTGGCTGTTCCATCAAATCGGAAATCGCAGTAAACCTTATTCTTGCCATTGTACTCAATAGCTTTCTTGGTTCCCTCGATATAAGTCTTGGTCAGCTTCTCGGACTTGCGTAGGTCTAGCAATCCTTTTAGGAATTTTCTAGCATTACGCAACTCATCAGTAGACTTGTCTGCGATAACAGACTTGCTGATGCGCTTTTCCAGCGAGAACAGGTAGTTCCATTTACTCACGGGTTTGAAGCTCCTCTTCGATATGTTCTAGTAGAAGTTTTAGAGTAGGTGCTGCTACAGAGGGCTTGCCTTTGCCTGTGCGGTTAGGAGGATACAAACCCATGCTGCCCTCTCGGAGATAAAGAATCTCAATCAGATCGTTGTTTGATGAGAGGTTATCGGTTTTCTTTACGCCCTCACATGAATACAAGGAATCCTCTTCATCCATGTTCTTGGCTCGTAGCTGACGATCCACGGAGTCCAGCTTCTCTGTGTCCACGATCAGGCCATTATACTCCATCTCTGCGAAAGTTTCAAGAGAAGGCATCACAACATTCTCAATGAGAGTCATAACAGGATCTCCCTCAAACTTTTCCATGATGAGGTCATACAGCTTGAAAGTGAAGTATGTATCCATCGCGTTGCCCTCACAGCAATCGGATAGATCCATGTTAGCCCAATCAAAGGTTTTTGGGTTATCAATCGAAAGCATTAAAGATTCTTCTCAACTTCTTTTTTGTATTCTTCCCAATCCTCAATATAATCGGCTGGGTTATCTTCTGAGTGATAGCCAGCAGAAAAGCCAGCCTCGAAAGCTTCTTCAAGCAATCGCATCAAAGATTCGTAACTTCCAGAAATCGTAGTCATAAATCCTCTAGCTCGTTGGCAAAGTAAAGTTTAGTGAGATCCATCAAACCCTTAGGCATGTTCTCGTCGAGGAGGTGGTGCATGATCTTAGTGTCCCACACATTCTTAGTATAAATACCGTAGTTGATAAGGAATTTGAGATCGAACTTGGCGTTGTGGAACACCTTCCTGCTCTTGGGGTTCTCAAGGATTCGACGCAAGCAGCCCCACACCTTAGCATAATCTGGCTGTCCTTTTCTGAATGGGCTATCCTTGTGATCTAGTGGGATAACCCAAGTGCCCTCTCTAGTAGTTAGAGAGATGGTCATCAGATCATCAGTAAGAAAGTTCAGCCCTGTAGTCTCAGTATCAACAGCGATAACATCAACGTCTTGGAGTTTATCTACTAATTCTCCGACCTGTTCAATGTTGGAGAGGACTTTGTATGAGAAGTTGCCTTCCGATTCTTTACACAATACATATTTTTCGTAGGCATTTGAAATGTCTGTTCTGAATAGGGTGAGATGCCGAGGCTCCTGGATACAAGAATAAGGATGAAATATAGGAACGACAACACAAGAGTGAGAATTACCAGTAGTGTAATCATAGGATTTACCTCTTTTATTTGTGATGCCACTTTTCTTGATTAGCATCTTCATAGCCAGATTGCCACAAGCAAACACAAGCTTAGGCTTTACTTTATCAATAGTAGCGTCAAGGTGCTGGCGACACAAGTTCATGTTATTAGGGCTCATGTCAGCCTCCTTTACAGAAGGACATTTGACAGCAGCAGCCATGGCAAACTTCTCAGGATAGCACTCTTTGAATAGCTTAACCTCAGGTTTAGTGAAAGCGGTTGCGGAACCCAGCTTATACTTAATAGAGTCTGATAGGAACAGGACTGGCGCGGGCTCCAACTCCTCGTAATCCATGACAGAATGGCAGGGCTTGGACTTCTCTAGGATAGAGCAGCCCCCACACAATGGATTGTCACCATGAGCTTTGTGACCCTGATACAATTTATCTAAATCAAACATGTCTATTATAAATTATGAAAAACCATTACATAGATAACGATAGGTTCGAGGAGATCATCCTATCATACCAGAAGGAGCCAAAAAAATACGAGGAAGAGCTAGTTTCTTTATTTGATGTCCTAATACAAAACATCATCGAGACCTTTAAATTCAAAGTAGATCCCGATGATGCAAAGCAAGAATGTTTCACTTTAGTATTGAAGACTGTGAGAAATTTTAAACCCAGGAAGGGCTCGGCGTTTAATTATTTCACCACGGTTATTATCAATAACCTGAAACTGTTGTACACCCGTGAAAAGAAGTACGCGAAAAAGATTGAGAACTATATTGAGCGTCACAAGGACGATCTCATTTAGACTTCTTCTTAGAAGGTAGAAGCGTCTTATAAATCATAGGAAGATAATCCTCTGAGTGCGCACCCTTCTGATTAACGTGGACCAAGTGGGGCAGCTTTGTAGTGTTGTAAATAACAAAGCTGTGTGGCATATAGAAGCTGTCCACAATGTATAGTGGCTGGCCCTTGTCAACTTTGGCGTACCTCTTCTTAAGGTTCTCTACCAAAGATTGTGACCACTCATCCCACAAGGAGACAAAAAGGATGTTCATCTTATTCTTATCCTTTTTGTTAGCACGAATGATCTTATTCAGATCATTTTCCTTTTTCAGGAATTCAAGTTTGTACATCAGGTAGTTTTAGTTTCTTCCAAACGAACCCCACCGTCTTCCTCTTCAATGACGGTGATCCCAGAAGCGGCAAGCTCCTCCTTGTTCTCGGCAGCGTATTGCGAGACCATCTCAGCAAGCTGCTTGTTAAGGGCTTCAATCCCTGTAACAAAAACAGTCTTGATGAAATCATCATCAGAGATCTCCTCTGGCTTACATACACTAGCGAAGTTTTTGAAGGCCATCGCCTCGTCCTTAGAAAGTTTAATTTGTAGTTTCATACGATTTCTATTCCGCTCATCAATTCGGATTCTCCATTGACTAACATCGAGTTTAATGTTTGTGTTCTCGGCGTCCATTGGTCTATTATAGTGCGGGGCACAGATTATGAAAGATAATTACGATATTTCTGCTTTGAAGAAAAAAAAGAAAGTAAACAGCAGGGCGAAGGGCTCAACCTTTGAGCGGCAGATCGCCAAGATACTCAATGATAGATTGGGCACCACGGAATTTTCAAGAACTCCTGGTTCTGGTGCGTTCGCCACCACACATTCCTTGCCAGATCACCTTAAAATTTATGGGGACTTGATTACTCCACAAAACTTTAAGTATACTATCGAGTGTAAAGTTGGTTATGACAAAGAAAATTTAGGTGGATTCTTTAAAGACAATTCTGAATTGTATAAATTCATTGAACAATCCAAGAAAGATTCAAAGCAATCAGGAAAACCCTTCCTTGTGGTATTTAAACAAACAAGAAAGGATATTCTGTGTATCATTGAATACTGCGAACATGTTCACGCCACATTAAGCGGTTGGGGATCTGATTTTTTAGTGATATCAGATAACTACCTATGTTTCAGGCTTAAAGACCTACTTCAATTTGAAGACAGTTACTTACTTGGTTATGATTCCAAGAAGTCTTAACCTTTCCAGTTCTTGTTTTGTGTAGAAAGCTTTTGGGTGCTTGTTTCTTTTTTTGCTGTTGCAAGATCTGCATAAAATTACAGCATTACTACGACTAAGGCCCTCATTCATACTTAGTGGGATGTGGTGATCTATAGATAAACTCTCCGAGGAAGAACACTTAAAGCACTTATTATCAAAAAGGTTAAAGGTGTATAATATATCCTCTTCCTGATAAGACTCATCCAAACCTAAACGTAACTCCCTCCGCTTCTGCTGGTACAGACGAACTTTACACCTATTTTTCTCTACCCATCTTCTCTGCCTCTCTAATCTTTTTTTCTTATTAGATGGATCAGCATAATATGAAGAGTTCCAATCTTTAAAGTACTGTTTATTTTCTGAAAAATATCTTTTAGCTTTAGCTTTTCTCTGCTCCCTTCTATTCTCATCAGAGTAATAATCTTTTTGATACTTAGCTCTCCTTTCACTGTTTTCCTTTCTGTATTCTCTTCTACAAGAATTACAAAGGTAAGCTAAACCATCAGGGGATGCCGATCTCTTACCAAACTCATTTACTGATTTAGGTAGATTACACTTAGTACATACTTTACTTATCATATAAGTATATAGTATTCCTAAATGTAAAAAAGGATACAATAACCAAAACTTATATAGTTTATATAATCATAGTAGCGAATTCTGGAAATTTATAGACCAATGCCAAAAAGATTCAGAGAAGTGCGGGAAGATCCCTATGGTTATATTTAAACAAGACAGACAGCCAACATTAGCAATCATACCCTCTAATGTGGTAGTACAATCTAATAACTACATAGAGATACACAAAGAAGGTATCCACTATAGGGTATACATGTTTGATGATTTACTTAAAGAAGAAGATTCTATTTGGATGAGTTAAGAATCTGTTCCAATAGTTTCATCTGACCCAATAAGAAATCATACATTGTGTCCGCGTTTACAGAACCACGCTCTGCCTTAGGTTTGCGACCTTTAATCTTTTTACTAATTCTCTTATCTAAAGCAGTTGCTTTAGACATAGTAACCTGAGTTCTAGTATCTCTTGTTCGGGCAACACCTTTTGGAGCATCTGTTCCTTGAAAGCCTAAGGAGATCTTAAAACCATTTATGCTGATGCCAATACTACTACGACTAGTAAGATTGAAATCTACAGCATCTTGGTTCTTACACATTTCTCTCAGAACAGCATTGTGATCAGTTAGGACTGATCTATTTTCATCGTAGGAGGTTTGTAGCTGACCAATATCAGTAGCATTACCCCCAGTGAGTAGAGTCGTTCTTATAATCCAATCTCTTGCTGCTTGTCGTTCTGTAGGATTAGAGCTTTCAACCGCTTGCTGAACTTTTCGTAGTCTTACTGCTCTACTCAATTTTTCGGCAGCGTACTCCCTCTTGGCTTTATCGCTCCAGTTCTGTTTTTCGTCCTTAACAAATACATTGTATAGTTCTTGACGAATATCATCATTGGAATCAGGATTAAAGGTATCACCGTACCCAACCTTTTCTTTGAATGTCTTAGCTATATTGGAACATATGGACTGCCCAGATTGACTTTTTATACTTCCCTTACTATCAAAATAAAACTTACCCTGTTCCAAAGATGTAAGAATGTCTCCTACCTCGGACTCTAATGTTTCTTCAAAGTCCATCATTCGTTGATAGCGGCGTCCTACTTCTGTAGAGGGATCATCAGTTGGTCCCCCAAACTGTAAGTCCTCTGCCCACTTATAGAATCCAGGAGCCCAACTGTCACCAGCTTTGATCTCTCCTCTAAACGCAGCGCGTCTTCTTACTGAAGTTTGATACTCACCCATCTTGAAATCAGAAAGACCACCGAATTTATCTTTTTGGCCCATTCCAATTTCAAACTTACCTTCTGCTGGCGTTCCACGGGCTCCCTTCCGTACCGCTCTATTAGGATCAAGTCCCATTTTTCTTGCTGCGGATATGGCCTGTTCTTTAGTATCCCAAAACAGGGTTGTGTCTGATCTAGCGCCCTGTCCACCTTGTTTTGATGCGTCATAAGCACCGTCAGCTTTGAGCGTTCTAGCTAGATTCAAATGCTTGCTAATAACATTCATAGCGTATCCGATTAGTGCTTTATCATCTTTAGCTAGTTCAGCTTGCTCAGAAAGAACTTGTTCTTCTATAAAACCATCTATGTCTGTAGCCACTCTTTCTTCATCTGGTAGTTTGCTTTTGGCAAACTCTAAAAGAATTCCTTTTTTTTCTAAAACGTATTCGCCTACAGTTTTAAATACTTTTTTTCTATCTTCTTGTGAAGAGTTAGGTCCTAACTTAGCAAACTCAACAGCGGCAACAAAGGCCATCTCGTTAACAGTTCCTCTAATGGTATTAAGCGCCTTTGAGTTAAATGTTTGTGTATAGAGTTTTTCAGGTTTCCAGTAGGAGTTTCCTTCGGAGTCTTTACAAGCTGAGTCTATAGCTTTGAAAGCTTGTTGGTAAAGGTCATTATCCGAGGATGGAAGAACTAGGCCAGTAGTTGGCTTACCTGTTTCTGAATCATAGTCTTTACCGTACACTAAAAGCATACCGTCTTTATAGCCTACCTTATTGTTAAGGTCTTTACAGCTTTTTTCATCAGGCTTTTTATAAAGAACTTTTAGAAAGTCCCTATGATTTTCCGCTACAGCATTGAGGAGTGCTGGGGGAGGTTCTGTTTTATCATCACCTATAGAGTCGAGTACCCTTCCATTAACTATTTTATAAATAAAAGAAGATTGTCCTGTATTAGTAATAAAAGTTCCCACTCTTTCACAAAAATCTGGAGCAGGTGCTTCAGCATTAGTAAATGTAGAGCAGAAAGAAAGCAAGTTTTTAATCGACTCCTCAGAAGCAGCTATGGCAGCTTGGACTTGATTTAAATCGTAATTTTGTTTTTCAAAAAAGTAAGAAGCTCTTTGAGCAGCTATTTCTTCTATTTTTATAGCTTCAGCATCTGCCTTTATTTGTGTTTGTGTTTCTTCTTTGTCATCCTTCTTTTCAACACCTGTTAGGAATGATCGTAAATCAGCAAAACCCCTATCCTCAGGGTTGTTATAAACTTTAAGAGCCCTACCTTTTCCTACTGAATATTCAGCGGTATCTGTAACAAAGGTATAAAAACCTTGGGCTGCTCCATTTCTACTCTGCCAAATTGCACCAGCAGTTCCAGGAATTAGATAAGGTTCTCCCGCTGTTTTGCCTGTAGCCGCCGCCAAAGCCTGTGAAGTTATTTGGTCGGGATCTTCTTGTTCACAAATATATGTGAGCTTAAACGTCCTCTTCTTGAGCTTATTGTAGCTCTCTAGTAACTCTGAGAAGTAGTCCATGATGTATTATAGCCAAGAGAAAAAAGGCCCAGTCTGAATAGAGAGACAGACTGAGCCTTAAGAGTTGTCAACCGACTCTATCAGGAAGGGTTAGAGTAGTTGTAAACATTCATGAAGTCGTACTTGAAGTTTACAGTTAGCTGATGAAATTGGTTGGTTGAGTAGTTAAACTCAGAAGCAGACCAAGAGGTTGGGTAAACACCATAAAGCTCAATTGTAGAGTGAGGAGTTAAGGTGTTATCAAGCATTACGATTTCAACTTTATCAGCTTTGAAGGTACTTCCTGCACCACCCCCTGGCTGGGCGCTCTTTGTCATCTCACCAGTGATTGGGTCGTAGGTGTGACGAAAGAAGCGATAAAGATCAGCAGCAGTCTCGCGAAGGTAAAGGTTATCGAAGTCTACGGTAAGCTCACCAGGAGTAGTTTTTCCTGGGTAGTGGACCTTATCGTTGACACGATCAATAACGATTGCCTCGTTCTTCATCTCAAGACCACCAATTTTCTTAGCAGCGAGAGTTAGATCAGTTGTGTTGGTCACATCTTCAGGGAGACCGAAGAAATGAATCTCAAACTGATAAGCTCTTACTGAATCGAGATCAGTAGAAACAGTTGGCAGCCCCTGTCCAGGGGTGAAGTCTCTACCATATTTATTCTTGTAATAAGATGTTGCCATTATTTATCTCCTTAGAGGCTACCCAACTGAGCCGACTGGTTAGTCAGGTTAATTTCAAAGATTAGGATCTCAGCAGTCTTGGTGGGCTTGACGAGAACCTTAGTCCAAAGCTCGTTACGATCAACGCGAAGTGGAGTGTTTACTGTTTCGTCGCAAACAACACGGAATTCAGTGATACCTCTGCGTCTGCGGATATCATCAAGGAAGGGGTTAAGGACACCCTCAATCTGTGACCAAGTAAACTCATCGTTTGGCTCGAAGACGAATCTCTGGGTTGCGAGAAGAATAACCTTACGGATGTAGATCATTAATCTGCGGACATTGATTCTGTCTAGAGCAGTGGGGTTTCTTTGAGTGGTTCTTTGACCAAAGATTGTAATACCCTGCTGTGGGAAGTTAACGATTGGGTTAATCACGTTACCACCACTGTAGAGGCTGTCTCTATCGCCTTGGTTCAGCTTCACTTCAGTTTCGCTAGGCTTGGTGAGGCGACCTCTACGGAAACCAGCAGGAGCAAACCAGCTATCAGCTACAGCGTCTGTGAAAGCCATTTGTCTCGCACCGAAGATAGATGGATCGTAGAAACGATCTTTGCCATCAAAGGTTGAGAAGATCTTCACATGAGGCCAGTAGATAGCGCAGTAAGAACTGTTAATCGCAGCAGTTCTAGACTTGCCTGTAGTGCTTGATTTACCATTTGACCAGTCGATAGCGTTCTGAACAGTTCCGATTGCGTATGGAGGAGCAACCAGAGCTAAGAAGTTTTGAGTGGTCTCTGCTAAGGTAATCAGAGCATTTTGAACACTTTCAGTGTAGATACCAGGAACAAGAGCGATTCCAACATTCAGAAGTGGATCATCGAGAGCTTGCATACCTGTCTTTGGATCAACCGTAGCATCTCCAATCAAAGCAGTAGCGTTCTCGGTAGCAGTTCCTGTACCATTGGTGCCTCCTGCGAGGTCGGTGGCCGCACTTTGAACTAGCTTTAGGAATCTACCACCCTTATCTGAAGTGCTGGTATAAGTAGTGGCATCACCGACACCATCACTTTCACTAGCATCAGGCAGTAGTGCTTGTGTGGTCACACCAAATCCAGTCGCTCCAAACAAACTGTCAGCAGTTCCAATAAATCGGGTCAACTTTGTGGCTCCAGCGTCAGCACCATCCTTAAGAAGGTTTCCTTTAATAACGTCAGAGATAGCATCGGTTTCGCCTGTGTTGATAACGTCTTCAATGAAAGCTCCAGAACCAACAAAGCTAGTTTTGAAAGTTTCAAGGGCAACACCATCTTCATTAACGACCAGGCTAAAGTTTTGTGAACCTAATCCGTTTAGAGTTATTGAGTTACCGCTGGTGTCTCCGTTTGTTTTAGTTCCACCATTGTATCCTGCTCCAGGGTATAAACTTTCTACAAGGTAAGAAGCAGAGTTAGCACCAGTTGAAGCGAAGGTTGAACCATAAACTTTTACAGCAGAAGCGAAGTTACCAGAAACGCCAAAGTCTGCGGCACCAGCACTAGCAGCGTTAACCATCATAAGAGCGGAAACACCTTCGGCCTCATCGAACGTAATACCTTTACAGGCTGAAACGCTCATGTAAGCGCCTGAACCCGCGTAGGAACCAACAATAGCGCCTGAAAGACCTAGAGAGCCCGCTGTAAGGGCGTCGTCTTCGAAGACTCCAACGTGTTCTGCGTCTAACGCGCCACCGATAACACTTCTTAGGGCTAAGGCTTGGCTTGCACCACTGTTAGTTGCTACAACAAAGTCCTTACCTGCTCCACCATTTTCTGGGAACTTAGAAACGCCTGCGTTGTCTACAACTTGAATTCTAAGAGTTATTGAGCTTGCGTCTGCACCAGTTCCTCCGAAGCATTGAGCAGCGTCAGCCTCAGCAGCAGGACCCGAAACAATAATCGCAGGGCAGCTACCAACTGACATAGTTGCAGAAGCGTCAGCAGCAGAATCACCAGCGGCTCTAATAAAGTAAACCGAGTTGGTGGTTTCCAGGATCTCTAGTGCGCCCTCAAGAGCCTGACCGTCAATGTCCTCGCTTGGGTTTCCAAATGTGCGAAGTAGGTTGTTTTGGCTAGTTATTAAAGTAGCCTTGTTGGTTGGGCCTTTTGCTGCAAAACCAACGATACCCACGATTGATGTATTAATCGAAGGTGCGTAATCAGAAATATCTTTTTCAATGGTGTAAACACCAGGGCTCACATAATTAGGCATAACTTAGTCCTCATGCGTTAGAAATTTTAAAAACTCTGCGTCTGTGTAGAGTTTTAATTTGTTCTGTGATGTAAGACTCAGGAACTACGATGGTCTCTCCTGGTCTCATTGATCTTTCTTTGCACCCCGTTTCTGTTTGAAAAAAGACAGTTATGGTTTGCATACAATCATTTTTTATTACTTTCATAACAAATTCCTTCCTTTATTATGTACCACTCATGGTAGGTATTTTTGAAACTTTTTTATGTAGCAAACACTTTATTTTGTGTCACTAAAGTTGTAGGATTAGAGTGAGGGGGCTCTCCGTGGGGAGCAATAGCATCACCAATTAGTGAAGCATTGTATCCCTCAATAAATACTTTAGAGGCTCCTGGACCTGTAATTAGGCCACCTGCTGTATCTATACCGACTCTAGAAGCACCTTTGCCTTGAATGAAAACTTTGCTACTTCCAGTTTGTGGGTGTCCACAAGTGCAAGCTGTCCCTTGATCTGATATTAATTTTGCCATCAGGTAATTTCGATATTAAATTCTTCAATCTCGCCCGTAGAAGTGACGAGGAACTTTGGACTTGGAATATAAGTTCTTAGAACTATATTCATAGTTTTCTTAATAACCCTGTCTTCCTTATCTGAAGCTGTCATAGAGCCCATTGCTTCTTCGGATTGTAAAAATGCTTTTGCTAAAGTTGAATACTTTGTTGGCACATTCATTTCTGGATTGAACTTAAGACGAACTTGCTCTAGAACCTGATCCATATCGGACATGTATTTACACCAAATATTGAGCTGATAACTAATATTTACAGGTCTTGGAGCTAGGCTAAGAATTCTTATAGCCCGATGTTTCTCCTCGTCCCAATACTTTTCGTGAACTAAAACACTTTCGTAGCGCCTACGTTCGTCATCATTCTCCGAGACAGTTTGAGCAACAGATAGCATTGGAAGAATTATGCTATTCTCCTGCTTAAGTTTAGCGACGGCACGTTCAGAGTTACCATGAATACATTTGATGTCTACAAATTTATCTTCAGCATCAAAATATCCAATGTCATTAAAAGATGCTATCATGGATCTAAGTGACTCGCGATAAATAAAAGAAATATTAGATTTTGCTTGAGTCATCTTAAAGATCTTAGCACGAACATCACCTTCTCTTGTAGGATATTTGTCACTTCTACTTTCTATAGCAGAAGACTCCCAAGATACATTCAGATCTTCATTATTTGTAAAATCAAATTCAGCCATCTATTCCTGCGTATCCTCCAATATCATCACTGACATCGGTAAGTGGGGTGTCCTGAACTGTATCAGAATCGCGGAGGAGTTTAGCAGAGCAAACCAAATGGTAAACACCGTAGGCTTCGAAGCTATCCTCAACCACCTCAAAAATCTCATACTTTTGTTCCTGGAACATAGGCTTGATTACGTCGCCAGGGATAACAGACCTACCAAGCTTACGCTCGATATAGCTTTTATTGAAGGTAAATAGCTGATCGTTTGTAAGCTCGATACCAAACTGAGTTAGCTCCTCACTCATCGCTACAGGGTCGTAGTGCCCGTGAACAGTGATTGGAACTTTAGCTATTGGCTTACTACGAGACTCCATGTAAACCTCATCAAATTCATCAGTCTGGTAGTATTTGTAGAATAAAAACTTAGAACCAGCTAGACGAATCATCTCATCATCTACAAGGTTAAATAGATTTATATCAGGATTTTCCTGATCAAATAGGTTAAGAAGTTCCTCACCCTCATCTAAATCAGGGAGTTGAGGAAGCTTCGTAGTTACCTTGTAGTTTTTCTTTTTCATGTTTTATCTTCTAGAGCGTTGCCCAGCAGCACGGATTTTAGCTTTAAGACCCTCAATTCCACCTTCTGCGCCTACTCTTTTTTTACCCATAGTTTTTTCAACTTCTTGATCAAAATCTTTAGTCTCTTTGGGGGTTTCGCCCTTCACACGCTTGCGGGTGTGAACATCTTTATTTGCTTTCTTTAGATCTTTCTCTGCGGGCTCCGTTTCTTCTTCAGTCACTTCACCATCTCTGACGGCTATGTTAGCGTCATTTTTAGGAGCTTTGAGAGTTAAAACTCTGGTTGCAACATTGCCTGCTTTATCAGCAGCTTTGTTTGTTAACTCGCCTGCTTTCTTAACAGCTTTATTTTTTGCTAATTTTTTAGCTCCCGTTGCTGCGGTTCTAGCTCCCGTTGCTGCGGTTCTAGCCGCCGCAGCAATAAGAGGAGCAACTTCATCAACACGATGACCAAGAGCCTCTGCCATGAGAATCCCCATGTGCTTGTAGACAGTGTGGGAATCCTCTCGCTTTCCAGGAAGCTTTCCTTTTGGTCCTGCGGTATATTGTGATACCCTACTTTTGATATTGCTTGTTGCTTCTCCAGTGTCTCTACGACCACTAAGCCCAGGCCTGATCAGCCTATTACCCGTGCTGATGTCTCCAGTTTTTCCTCCAGATACGGAACGATAGGGTGTCTTAGGTCCGTCAGGCTCATTAGCCCTAGCAGGATCCCTTTTCATTTCAAGCAGTTTTTGAATATAACTCATAGGTTTAGTCTCCTCAGTTTTTTCTACACCTTTAATGGTGCCTTTATTTTTAGAGGCGTAGAAAACTTCCTCGCCTT